CCTCTCCTGACTGGAAACGGTGCGGATATACACGCTCTTCCAAGCCACGCCAACCGTATCGGTAGCCTTCAAGCCAGTCACATACATCGGTACGCCATCCACCTGCATCACCGTTACAGCACAGATGCCACCACGGTCTAGAGTTTGTCATCCATCTCTGGTCTCTCTCTTCGGTTCTTGATCCGCACATACGACACTCTTTTCTGCGTCCCAAGCGATAGACACGATAGGGGAGTTCACAATGCCACCAATCCCAGAGCCTATACTTGATACGGAAGACCATTTTTAGATATAAGAGTTCCATTATCCCTCCTCTTCATCTTGAGTCAACGCTCGTTGGATAGAGTCGCATTCCCAACAGCCTATACTTGGGTGGTTTGTATGGACTTCGCGAATGCTTTGAAAGTCGTTTAGAGAGGCGATAGCAGACTCCTCTACATGGTGTAGCAGATAGATAAGATCACGCTTACTCAAGTCTGCTCTGATTAACGCTTCCACCAAATCATTTTGTAGTGGCATGCTCCTCCTTAGTTGCCATACCCTTGCCATAAGAACCGTTGGATCGGAATGTCCATCCCCGATTGACCAACAGCTTCACGATGTACTTCTTATTCTGCTCCGGGGTAGGCCGTAGCTTCATGATATTCCCTCTTCTTTGGTGAAAGAAACATAGGTGTGGGGAGTCGAACCCCAAGTCAGTACGTCTACTGACTGAGCCCATCAATCCCAGTGTATTGATATGTGCTAACCCAATAGCCTCTAGGACTACATTGACATTGCTCCACCTACGAAACTGAGTCAGGTAGGTGCAACCACTCTAAGTAGGACTCAGTACTGCGCCTTTATACTACGGTTTTCTACTTAGAGCCTATGCGGTATTTGCTATACCGTACTTCCGCCATGCTGTGGAGTCGGTCGAGTCCCTAGTTGACGCATATCTTGAGGAGTATTTACCCCTAGATATCGTGTGAGTGTAATCACTCAAGAACTGACCTTCTTGCCTAGCTCTACGGTTGGCATGGGAACCGGAATCGTAGGAAGGAGTAAACCGAACCCGGAACCTACGCCACAGAGTCTCAGCATGGGGAGATATGATCTTGTCAGCGGTTAACTGACATCGCTCGCCATCTCCAGTGCAAGCAAACTTAGCCTCCCGGTAAGCCTTGGGATTGATTAACCGTAGCTTAGAAGGCACTATGTTGTATCGGGCCATATGAACCTTTCGTTGAAGGTAAGAGGTGCTTTTATGAGTAAGAGTAGAACCCTGACTCCGAAACAATCTGCATTTGCAGGCTTCGTGGCTGAAGGCAACAACTACTCCGATGCCTACCGCAAAGCCTACAACAGCAAAAATATGACTGACCGTAGCATATCAATTGAAGGCTACAAGCTCATGAAAAAAGAGCATATCAAACTTCAAGTTGACTTGCTTAGAGCCGACAATCGGACAGCTACCAAAGCCCACGAACATTCAAAGCAGACTTGGATACTTGAGCGATTGAAGGAAGAAGCATTGGATATTGATAACCCTGCTTCAACTCGTGTTCGGGCACTAGAACTATTAGGTAAAGGTGCAGGTCTGTTTGACTCGACTCAGACCGTAGTCGTAGAGAACCGCACAGCCAGTCAAATAGAAGCGGAACTGACTGAGAAGTTAGAGAAGCTTTTTAACTGATAGCACCCTTAGAAAGAGCCTTGGCTTGTCTACTGTCGAACGAACTTTCATGAAAGTTGTTACGGCCTGGCTGACTGACTGACTGACTGGCTAGAAACTTTCGCGAAAGAAACACAAAAAAAGGGGACCGAAGTCCCCCTTCCTAGTGTGGCGGTCCTTCCGCACTTATTTACAGCGAGGCGTGTTCGGTGCGGAGTGTCTCGCGTTCCGACTCGCTCAAGCCTTGGAAAAGGCTGTCAGCGATCTTGCGATCTACTCGCTCCCGATCCGCCTTGGTACGGCGGTCCTGCATCAGGTCAGCGTTCTCCGCCTTAAAGTCGCGTGAGACCGCCTTAAACTGCGGTGACCATTCCGCCTTGAGTGCCGATACTTGAGCCTCTAGGCTCGCGATCTGCTCCCGTGGCGCGATGCAGTCCCCTACGGTGAAGCTGAAGGTTACACCCTCAACATCATAATGAACCGTTCGGAGATGGCGACTCTCATCGTACTCTAACGAGTCTACAACGCTTGAGGCGTAGCTTTTCAGCTTGCCCCACGATGTACCCTCCTCCGTTGCGACTTCCAAAAGGCTCGTAACGTTGAGCCCGTCTGTATCATAAGCGATACAAGTCGCTAGGTTCCTAAATGGCGCGTTCGCTTGTTGTACGAGGTTAAGAGCGCGTTCGGAGTAGTCCGCTAGGGCTTCCTCCGAATGTCCCTCATTCTCAGCAATTCTGCGACAGTCCGCAGGAATTACAACGTTCATAACGTCCATTAATTCATTGAACGATTGTTCGTGTAAATCCTCGCTAGAAAGCGTTTCAACCACCACCTCAAGCACCTTAGCGTTCCATGAAACCTTGGCATCGCTTGCAGGTACTGAAGCTGTAAGGTGGTTGTATGCTGACTGTCCTAGATCCTGAACTAATTCCCGACCTTGGGAAACGATTTCAGAAATCGACATAAGTCCTTCCTTTAGAAAAAGAGATAAAGCAACTTTCACGAAAGAAGGACCGCCACCGCTAGGAAGTAACCAAGTCTAGTCAGACTTCGCGGTTTCTATTCTCACTCTTTGGTGAGCATTTACCGTTCAGGCTACGAAACAAAGCTACGCTAGGTCGGGCTATGGGTCAAGGACTGTAAGTCATTGCTAGACAATGACTTAGCAAACGATAACAAGCCAATATTACCACACCTTACCATATATGACCAAATCCATACCCGAACAGAACCCGAAACCGTAGAAAAGCCGAAGGGGGTATCCCGGACCCCCCCTTTTTTTTCGCGCCCTCCGCGCCTGGGGAAAGGACGGTTTTGCACGTTCTATGGTATGATTTCATACTTTGCCATGTGTTCCCCTATTGCGATAACGCATCTTGCTAGATTAAACCATCTTCTACATGATGGGTCTTCACCTTTTTCGATGAAGTAATCGTCTATGATGTCTGATGGCGTTTTGCCTTTTGCTCTCAATTTATTTTTACTATGTCGTTCAAAGTGGTCTGGATATGCGGCCAGGTAATCTTCGCTCGACCATTTTTCATCTTTGTCTCTAAGAATTCTATTTTTGAATTTATGAATCTGGTATGCTTCGGCGGCTTGGTTGATGACAATTTCTTCTTCTCGTGTAATCCGATATTTCGGAAGTACGTTCTCAAAAGTGTCGTTTTCGTTTTCGTGATACATCTAGGTTCTATCTAGCTGGTATAATCTAGGTTTTTTAGTATTGGTATTTATCTGGTCTAGCTCTATCTAACTGGTATATACTAGTACTAGTATAGGGAGGGGTATTTTTCTCAGGATAGGCCCCCCCTCTTTTCTCAGGAAAATTTTTTGCATAATTTTTGAAAGTGGATATTGCTGCGATACAAAACCAGATCGGTTCACTGCCTGCTGAACGGCAGCATGAGATTCTTTCGTTACTGGACGAATTATCGAATGCCCGTATCAGAGAGGAGTCGAACGAGGACTTCCTAGCATTCGTGAAAGAGGTCTGGCCTGCGTTTATTGAGGGCAACCACCATCGTGTGATGGCGGATGCTTTTAATCGTATTGCGTCAGGTGAACTGAAGCGTTTGATCATCAACATGCCTCCGCGTCATACCAAGTCGGAGTTCGCTTCACATCTCTTCCCGGCTTGGTACTTGGGAAAGTTTCCTGATCGTAAGGTAATTCAAACTGCTCATACAGCGGAACTCGCTGTTGGTTTCGGTCGTAAGGTTCGTAACCTCGTGGGCTCTGCTGAGTATGCCACGATCTTTCCGGGTGTAGCGTTGAGTGCGGACTCAAAGGCTGCGGGACGTTGGAACACAAACAAGGAAGGAGATTACTTCGCTATCGGGGTAGGTGGTGCGGTAACGGGTAAAGGTGCTGATATTCTGATTGTCGATGACCCGCATTCTGAGCAGGAAGCGGCATTGAATGATCCTGATGTCTACAACAAAACTTACGAGTGGTACACTTCCGGTCCTCGCCAGAGGTTGCAGCCTGGTGGTGCGATCTGTTTGGTGATGACGCGCTGGTCTCAAAAGGATTTAACGGGCAGCATACTCAAAGCTTCTATCCAGAGAGGCGGTGCTGACGAGTGGGAGATCATCGAACTACCCGCGATCCTACCTAGCGGTAAGCCGTTGTGGCCTGGGTTCTGGCCGCTTGAACAGCTTGAGTCCCTGAAAGCAGAGCTTCCGGTTCCGAAATGGAGTGCTCAGTATCAGCAAGATCCCACTTCCGAAGAAGGTGCGCTCATCAAGCGCGAGTGGTGGAAGGAATGGAAAGAGAAGAGACCGCCAAGCTGCGAGTTCGTGATCCAATCGTGGGACACGGCGTTCCTTGCGAAGGAGACTGCCGATTACAGTGCTTGCACGACATGGGGCGTTTTCTATACGGAAGACGGTGATGCGAAGATTGTTCTGCTGGATGCGCTACAAGAACGACTAGAGTTTCCCGATCTGAAGGTCCGTGCGTATGAGATGTACAAGGAATACGAGCCCGATGCATTTATCGTGGAAGCGAAAGCGGCGGGTAGTCCCTTGATCTTTGAGCTTCGCAGAATCGGTATTCCCGTTTCGGAATACACGCCGGGTAGAGGCAAGGACAAGGTTGCTAGAGTGAATGCAGTATCTGATCTCTTTTTTAGTGGGCACGTTTATGCTCCGAAGACCCGGTGGGCTGAAGAAGTGATAGAGCAGTTCGCGTCATTTCCGTTTGGCGACCATGATGACTTGGTCGATTCCGCTACACAAGCGTTGATCAGATTCAGGCAGGGCGGCTTTATCAGTATGCACAGCGACTACCCGATGGACGAGTTGCTACCAGGCCGCAAAGCAGACTATTATTGATTCCAACCTAAGAGGGGGTAGTTGTTATGATTGATATTCATCCAGTAGCAGAGAAGTTTCCGTTGTTGTTTGGTCGTGAGTATGAAGAGCTTGTTGAGGACATAAAGGATCGCGGCCAGCTACATCCCGTGGTGTTTCACGACAATCGATTGCTTGACGGACGTAACCGTGTCAGAGCGTGCACTGAGTTGGGCATCACACCCACGGAAATCGAATGGGATGCACCTGATGGTGTAACCGCTGGCGAGTGGATTGTCTCGACGAATCTTCAGCGCAGACATCTCACAAGTCAGCAACGTGCGATGATCGCGGCAGACCCCGATATCTTGGATATCTTGGAAGCGGAAGCTCGCGAAAGGCAGGGGACGCGGATGGACTTAGATAACATTCAGGCAAAAATGCCTGAAGGTTCTCAGTCACGCGATGAAGCTGCTAAAACTTTTCAAACAAGCGCAAGATATGTGCAGGACGCGAAGAAGATACGGAAGCAGAAGCCGGAACTTGTAGAACCTGTGATCAATGGAACACTGTCATTGAAAGAAGCAAAAAAGAAAGTCGAGAGTGCTGAGTTGGACGAAGTGCTCAAAAAGATAAACAAGGATGATCGCGGTGTGCTGTCCGATTTGGTTAATGAAGCGGAAACGAATCATACCCAAAAGTTGTCGATGGCAATGCATTTGGCGGCTATGAGTCAGCCGGAGCGCACTCGTGTAAAGGTGCTGGCGCAGTCTAGTGATGAGTATGACCGGGATCTGGCTGCAACAACGGCTGCACAGCTACCGCCTCCGATCCCCGCCGACATCAAAATCGTATTGGCTATCCGTTCTGTAGCTACGCAGCGTAGGAATGGTTTGGCTAAATTGGACCCCAAGCACCGCTGGCTACCGGAGCTTGATACCATTATTGAGCGTCTCACAAACCTGATGGAGAGTTAAAATGTCAGAACAACTAGATTCCTTTTCCAACGAGTATGTGCCGGATAGAGAGGTTTTAATGGCCGACACACTGGATTTTGCCGCGATTGTCGATGACGTTCAATCAGATGGTGTGGGGCACACAAAGGCGGATGTTGCACGATGCATTGTCAGGGGAGGAATAGACTTGATGGAAGCTGGGCATTATCCTGAATGGGTTAAGGGTGGAATGCGAGCCCTTGTGGACAAGGGTTTGGATGGCGTATACAGCCGTCGTGATGAGCAGGGATTGCTGCTGTGTCCTGCGGTTAATGCGAAACATGAAAGAAAATTGGAAAAATTTATGGATAGGCAGGATTATCAGTATGTCATGCAGTCGCTATTGGATTCAATAGACCAGCGGACAGACAGATACCGGATGTGGAAAGATCGTCACGATATGCGCTTTGGAATTTGATGGAGACTGTAAATGGCTGTAGATAAACCTCTCAACGGGATTCTCGACCAAGATGATTTCGATATGGGTCCAGAGGGGCTTATGGTCGCTGAAGAGGAAATGCCTATTGGCGACTCTTTAGTTACCGAATTGGAAGACGGCGGCGTCGAGATTGATTTCGATCCCATGGCAGATCTCATGGGAGCCGGAACAGAAGAGTTTGATTCCAACTTGGCGGAGCATATCGATGATGATGAACTCCGCACTTTGGCACTCGACTGCATCGCAATGTTCGAGTCCGATAAGAGCAGCCGTTCGGACTGGGAGGAAACGTATAAGGAAGGTCTCGACCAGCTAGGTCTTGAGATCGAAGATCGTACTACCCCGTGGGCTGGAGCCTGCGGGGTATTCCACCCCATGCTTTCCGAAGCCGTGGTACGGTTCCAGGCGCAGACGATTCAGGAAATCATGCCAGCCAAGGGTCCGGTCAAAACACAGATCTGGGGTGTTCTTACCGATGACCGGGAAGAGCAAGCACGGCGTGTTCAAGAATATATGAACTATCAGCTTATCGAAGTGATGACCGAATATCGGTCTGAAACCGAAAAGCTTTTGTTCAGCCTGCCACTTGCTGGCTCTGCATTTCGCAAAATCTATTTCGATCCTTCGCTGGGCAGACCGACTTCGATGTTTATTCCGGCGGAAGATTTTGTTGTGGCGTATAATGAATCTGAATTGGAACAGGCAGAACGCTATACCCATGTTATGAACAGGAGCACCAATCAGGTAAGAAAACTACAAGTCAGTGGCTTTTATCGTGATGTGGAACTCACTGCTTCACATATCGAAGACAATCCAATCACAAGCAAGTTCAACGAGATCGGTGGCGTCAGCCCTTCGTGGGATGATGACGAGCGACACCAGCTTCTTGAAATGCATTGTGATATTGATGTACCAGGGTTTGAAGACCCCGATGGAGTTGCACTGCCTTACGTTGTAACTATCGATAAGAGCAGTTCCACGATTCTATCGATTTACAGGAACTGGGCCGAAGACGATCCACATCGAATAAAGAAACAACATTTCGTCCACTACGGATACGTTCCTGGGATCGGGTTTTACAATCTTGGATTGATACACATGATCGGTGGACTCGCGAAGTCAGCGA